GTGGTTCACGAACTTCCCAGGAACCACCAACACCACCGTCCATATTCACGACGATCTCACTAGTTGGTAGTGCTTTGGGCATCTGAACATCCACCACCTGACCCATCAGAAACTGATTGCGAGTATAAGTGCGGTTCTGTGGATCCATAGCAACCATCGCTAGGGCATCAAGTTCATCACCACAATCTAATAGTTTTCTTCCAGTCTTTTTGTCAAGAACTGAGAAATACTCTTCAGAGTTATACTTCAAAACTTAAACCCCTCAAATGTTTTTTTAGGTTTCTTTTCTTCATAATCATACTCTTCATCCTTTCCATTGTCAAGGATATCATTTTGAGCAGATTGTTCGCAGTCATAAAGACGCATTTTAGCCCTATCAATACCAATCACAAAACGCTTATGAATCGTTGGATCATTATATCGGTTCTTCAGTTGCTTCACTAGAATCTGTCCCAGACCCTCAAGGTCTTCTGTGCTAATAAGGGCAAACATAAGATCAGCAGTAGCAGGGAGACCAAAGGATTCACTAGTATCAGTAAGTTCAACATCAGAAGAACCATAACCTGAGCGAGTGGTCTGAGTAGCGGACACAATTGGGACATTAAACTCGACGGCGAGTCCCCTAAGTTCCTCAGCAATTGCTTTGACGAAAGTATAAGAATTGATATTACTACCACCACGATACCTTGAAGATGCACAAATATTCAGATAGTCAATAAAGATAATATCTGGACGGAATGATTTCTTCAGCGCAAGTTCATTCAAAAGTGCTTTAAGGTGACCCGAATGTGCAGAAGCAGTTGGATACTCTTTAATAATAAGTTGACCTTGAGTTTTCTTTGCAAGGTTTGTAACCTTATTCTCAAACATCTGTTTAGGAAGTTCTGCAATGTCCTGGATGGGAACATTCAAGAGGTTTGCGTCAATTCGTTCAGCAATTCGTTCCTCCGCCATTTCAAGAGTGATGTACAAAACGTTCCTGCCTTGCAATAAGACGGAAGAAGCCACATGGCACATAAAGAGACTTTTTCCGACACCCGTACCAGCCAAAGCGATATTGAGAGTCTTATTAGGTAAACCACCTTTTGTGATTTTGTTAAAGTATTCAAGGTCGAATTCAATTTTGTCTTCCTTTTTGTGATAGGATTCATATCGTTTTTCATAATCTAACAAATAATCATGACCAATATGAGTATCAAAAGATACTGCTAGGGCATCCGACAGAATACTAGGAATACTATCACGATTTTTCTTATCATCTTTACCATCTGCAATATGGATTGACTCCATAAGAGCAAGGTAGATAGCACGATCACGACACCACTTTTCCGTAGTGTCAACTAACCAATTAAATTCCGTTGGAACATCATCAAGATAACTGATGATTTGAGTAATTTCTTTGAACGAAGTTTCATTAATATCTTGACGATTCTCTACCTCAATACAAAGAACTTCTTTTGTTGCTGGTTGATTATATTCTTGAACAAACTTAAGTATTTCTTCAAATACAATTTTTTGATTCTGATCTTCAAAATATTCAGATTTGATGAATGGAATTACTTTTCTTACATATTCCTCATTATGGAGAAGATTACGAAGGATTAAAAATTCAACTTTTTCCATTACTTATAATGCAAATATGTACTAATAATATACTTGTTATTACTTATTGGTGCTTTACCATAATGAGGAAACATCCACAGTGGAGGAAACACAATAAGTTTACCAGTTTCTGGTTTAATTACCAAATCATCAAATACAGTTTCTCCACCTTCATCAACAGTATTTAAATACCAGAAAAATGAAAGAAATCTTCTTGCACTTGGGTGATCAATAACATCAATGTGACGATCAAAAGCATCATTGCCATCATTCAAGTATCTCTTAATCCGAAACTGCTCAAAAGCATTTGACTGGGGAAAACACCTTTCATCAACAAAATCATAATAATCTTTTTTATGCTCAAGAGTTTTTTTAATAAGAATTTGATGAATGTTGCTAATCTCCTCAGTCTCTTGATGTATTTCTGTTAAATTAAGTTGAGTGAAGTTTGGCTTTCTATCATTGTCAATTCTTTCTTGTCTCTCTTTAAGACTTTCAAATATATCAATCAGTTTCTCACAAACTTCACTCTCTAAAGAGTTATCATAAACTCTAATTAAATCAGACAACTCAACCATAACTGAATTCTTGCTTAGCAATTTCATCAAGTTGTTGCATTACTTCTTCAGTGAAGTACAGTTCAGGTTCTTTGAGAATCTGTTTGGCATAGATCTTCTTACCATCAATCTCATATCGACCTGCTACATTCTTCCAAAGTCCACCAATCTCACCGAGTTCAAGAAGACCATAATATCGATCAAGACCACGCTCATCATAATAAAGACGAACTTCAACATCTTTATTCTCCTTACTCAGACGCGACTTAGCAGTCTTAGCTTTGATAATATTGCCGACCACTTCCGTTCCATCTTTTTCTTTCTTTTTGCTGAGATAGATGATTGTAGATGCTGCATATTTGAGTCCAGAACCTCCACCCATTTCTTTCGTTGGTACGTAAGCTCCGATGACATCGTATGTATGATTTGTGACAATGAGCGGTACATTTGCCTGTCCAAGTTTAAGTGTTAACATTCGGAAAGCACCTTTGACAAGTTGTGATTTAGTCATATCACGTACTTGCTTATCGTTCAGTGCATCAGTAATTTCTTTCTCTGTGGAAAGCATACCCAGAGAGTCTAGCACAAACATACAAGGTTTGCGTTCCTCAATTGGTTTTTTAAGATACATATCAACTGCTTTAAGTGCCTTACCACGAAATTCTTCAATGGTAACAACATTAACTACAACAAGACGACTAGTATCAATTCCACGAGATTCTACAAGTGATTTAGTGATGGCAGCCTCAGTATCAAAATAGAGACAATAACCATCGGGATTGGAATCAAGAAAATTCTTAACAACGGCGAGGCTGAAGAAAGTCTTTCCAGTAGAAGACTCTCCAGCAATAGCAGTAATCTTGTTCCCAGATACACCACCAAATATGCTACCTGAAACCAGTGCATTAAAAATGTACGAACCTGTATCAACATAAGTTTCTGTTTCGTCAATATCTGATGCTAACTTAGTGAAGTCATCACCAATTTCTTTTACAATATCTTTTAGAAAATCCATAATTTTATTTTTTGAATGTGTACCAATCTCTAGGAGATACTTTTGCCTTTTCAGACATTCTACCATAGTCATCAAGAACTTGCCAACAGGAACTAATTGATAGTCTTTTGTTTTTTGGCAAGCATTTGTGAAGAACACCTTGAGGAATGTATATACTATCCCCAGGAGTCAAAATTTCATCAATCACCAAATTTAACCCAACTTCACTGGATTGTGGAAGCATTACTGCTCCATCAAATAAGCAATCATAAACTTTCCAATCACACTCACCATCCACTTGCATTATGATGTTGTGGCTTATATCTGAATGTGCATAAAAAGATTGACTTTTATCACCAAGTCCACAGTACAAATGAAAATCCAGATCAACAGTTGGTTTTAAGTTTTCTTCAATCTCCAAAGAAAGTTTATTTAGATTTTTATTGAACCTATTCATATTCAATAATATGAATGAATAATCCTTGTTGATTAATTCAAATACCTGAGAAACCAAGTATCTAGGTTCTCCACAATAAGGATAACATGCTCTTGATGGAAATATTTTAGATCCACTATCGGAGATAAACTCTACATTATTTAAATAAGAGTATGGATTATTTAAATAATTTTCTAAGTCTTTCCACAATATAACATTTTCGTATTTAAATGAGTTTTTAAACACCTTAGGAATATTTGGATTCTCTTCAATATGGTTAAAAACTTCCAAGTTCAAATACTTATGATGCGATCCCATACTCCTCTCTAAGTATTTTTTTATAAGGCAAACCTTGCTCTCTAAGTTCTTTTACCAGTTTGAGTTTATGATAAAGAGCAGCATCTCCACCAAATCCCAAGGATTTTACAATAGTATTCAGTTCTTCGTCGTTAACAGGTAAATCCATTAGGAAAAAAAGAGTTCTAGGTTTACGGTTTTTTCTACATTCCACCCAATAGCATCAAGAATAATCTTGAGTGGTTCTAGAAATGCTTTCTCAAATTGTAGGTCATAATCAATGTATTTGTCAAGATTAAGTTCCTTTGGAAACTCTTGAATGAATGAAATAATATTCTCATGAATACTATTTGGTTTCTTCAAGTAGATAAACTTAATCTTCTCACCATTTTGAATAAGCGAATATTTGTTGGTTAATTTATTCTGCTTTATGTGATGATTGAACAGAAGTGCTCCACGAACATGAATGGGAGTTCCTTTAACATAAATGTCCGAAGATGATTGATACTTTTGAACATCAGATGCTGAACGTGGAAATGAAATTTGCTCTGGTGGAAGTTTTTTAAACTCTTTACGAGCATTCTCAATAAACTCAATCACATCATCTTCGGTTCCATTCATCATCAACTTCAGAGCATCCTTAATCATTTTACGACAAGGTGCAGGGGTAGATGATTTAACGGCTTCAATACCCATCATTTTAAGTTTGGGTTCTTCATAACGAACACCTTCACTATCCCAGACATTAAGGATATAACGCTTCTTTGCAGTCCAGATGCCACGATCAGCGATGTTTTCACGCTTCATCTGCATTTTCTGTGCATAAGCATTTACGTACTCCGCCAGTTCTTGGTAAGAACTTTCAATATATTTTTCAAGTTCCATCGAAGCGACCTTATCAAGGAACGAAACAATGCTTTCAGTAGTTTTCTCTCTTCCTTTGAATACAGTTTGAACCAAAGGACCCATATTAAGGTAAATAGAATCGGTATCTGAAGCAATGACATAATCTACATCCTCTGTTTTAAGAATTTTATTTAAGTAAGAGTTCATCTTGCCTTCAATCCAACGAATGGAAACT